GTATAGAACTTTCCTACCTCAGGTATGGGTTCTACCGTATCATTAAGAGCTTCCATGATTTCTAACATCATTTCTTCTGGATCATTGGTTCTATTGTTAATGTCACTAAGAAATTGTTTGACACGGTTATCTTCTGCTTCTTTTGCAGCATTAAAACCAAAACTATCTACCATGATGGATACCTAATTCTTTTTCCGTGATGATTTTAAATTCAACTCTTTTATCTTTACACCATTCATCTGCGGCTTTCCATTTGGCTTGGTTAGTAGCATAGGTTTTACATTCGTAGATATATGATTGAGTCACTTTCTTCCTTGGTTTAGGTGGTCGTGTTTGCTTTGCAGGTTTAACTTCAATAACATAGGTTTTAATTTTACCATTGTTTTCTTTCACCTTGATAATAAAGTCTGGATAGTAACGACGAGTCTTACCATCAGGAGCACGGTATGGAATGAAAAACTCTTCACTTCCCCACTCTATAATATTTTCATTCAAATCACACCAACTACAAAATTTATTTTCCCAACTACTACGGCATATAATATTAGATATATCACCCTTATATTTCTTAGGAAATCTAGGTTTGTAAATACTTTTCTTACTTTCAGCCATATATATTATATAAGGTAAAAATTATTTATAAATGGGAACCAAGACTTCAATAGCAACAATCAAGTCTACTCTACTTAAACCATCATTATCTTCTTTCTTTGAGGTAAAGATTGGAATTCCTTCTGGACTTTCAAGTTGGTTAGGTATCAGAGAAAGAGATTTAAATTTATTATGCTCAGAAGTATCTCTTCCAGGTTCTTCTCTGGCAACAACCGAGATAACAAATGATTTTCATGGTGTTACGGAGAGACGTGCATATAGAAGAATCTTTCAGGAGGAAACCAATTTCACTTTCTATGTAGATTCAAGTGATTACACTCCTATCAAATTCTTTGAGAGATGGATTGAGTATATTACTAATGGAGTTGGTGATCAGGCTGCTCCTGAGGATTTGAAGACTAATAATTATTTTTATAGAATGAGATATCCTGATGGTGATAGAGGATATACTTCTCAACAAGGATTACAAGTTAGAAAATTTGAAAGAGATTTGAAATATACTGGGTTAACATATAACTTTGTAAAGAGTTATCCCTTAGCAATAACCTCAATGCCTGTCTCTTATGATGGATCTGATATATTAAAATGTAATGTGTCGATGACTTATATTAGGTATGTTGTTAATCAAGGAAATTGGGAGTGGTCACCATCATTATCCAAGAGTATTGGGAATGTATTTAATCCTTTCACTCAGTCTCAATTTAATGCAGGAGGATTCACTGGAATGGCTGCTAACTTAGTTAACTCTGTCGTAGATAATGCAACGGGAAGTGATTTTGTAGGAGATGTAGCAGGAGGACTAGCAGGGAGACTGCTCAGAGGTTTATAAATACTCGCTAAATAATAATACTGAATTGTACTTAGGACATTATGCCTTTACCAAAAATTGCAACTCCAACGTATGAATTGGAGTTACCATCGACAGAACAGACTGTTAGATATAGACCATTTCTTGTCAAGGAAGAAAAACTTTTAGTTCTTGCATTAGAAACAGAGGACACTAAACAAATTACGAATGCGATTAAATCCGTTCTTAAAAGTTGTGTTCTTACTAAGGGTGTGAAGGTAGAAACCCTTCCTACATTTGATATTGAATACTTGTTCCTCAACATTAGAGGTAAGTCTGTCGGTGAAGAGTTGGAAGTGAAAGTTATTTGTCCTGATGATGAAAAAACAGAAGTCCCTATCACTATTGATTTGGATGAAGTTAAAGTTCAGAAAAGTGAGGGGCATAATAAACAACTTAAATTAGATGATAACTTAATGATGGAAATGAAGTATCCATCACTTGAACAGTTTATTAAAAACAATTTTGATTTCAATGATGCAAATCAAATGGAGCAATCCTTTGATCTTATTGGTAGTTGTATTGATAAAATTTATAGTGAAGATGAAGTTTGGGCAACAGCAGATTGTACCAAGAAAGAAGTGAAAGAGTTTCTTGAATCCATGAACTCATCTCAGTTCAAGGATATTGAAAAGTTCTTTGAGACTATGCCTAAATTATCTCATACTATTAAAGTTAAAAATCCTAAGACGAAGGTTGAAAGTGAAGTAGTGCTTGAGGGATTAGCGTCTTTTTTCGCCTAAGCATGGCATATATGAATCTGGAATCTTATTTCAGGTTAAATTTTGCCTTGATGCAGTACCATAAATATAGCTTAACAGAGATTGAAAACATGATGCCTTGGGAACGAGACATCTACGTAGGTCTTCTTCGACAGCATCTTGAAGAAGAAGAATTAAAACAAAAACAACAATCGCATGGCTGAGTCTCGCAGACAATTAATAAATGCATCTTCTTTCTTTCAAAGAGAAGAGGGAAAGTTTGGGGGATTTAGTGCTAAGAAATCGACTATAAGTGGATCATCATTTAAAAAAGGAAGTTCATTAGGAAATGTTGTTGGTCAGGAAAGTGATGTAGGTAAGTTATCACGTATTCTAAGAGACACTCGTGGTAAAACCTTAGTAAATGAAAAGAAGATTACTTTATTAAAGAAGGTAAGTAATTTACGAAAGGATAATCAGCAAGAGAAAGTTAATAGTCCTTTGTTAGAATCTCTTCAAGCAATTGCTGCTACTACTGATTCAATTAGAAATACTTTAATTAGGCAACAAGATTTGGATGAAGATGCTGCTGAAAAGATGCGGATTGCTGGTGAGAAAGCAGATAGAGATAAACAAGAGAAAGGATTAGAAAGTAAACCAGGTGTGCTTGCAAAGATAGGAAATAAATTTGTTCAACCTGTCATGGGTTTGTTTGAGAAAATTTTTAATTTTATAAAGACTTTATTACTTGGGAAATTTTTAATGAATTTCTTAGATTGGTTTGGTAATCCTGAAAATCAAGGAAAGATACAAAGTTTTGTTAGGTTTATTAAAGATTGGTGGCCAGCTTTAACGGCAGCAGTATTATTATTTGGAACAGGATTTGGTGGACTAGTAGCAGGACTAGTTACAATGGTAGCTGCTTTTATTCCAAAGTTGGTAGCAGCGATAGCAACTATGAATCCCTTGTTAGCAGGAGGATTATTAGCTGGTGGTCTTATGCTAGGTGCTAAGGCTTTGGATGGAGATTTTTCAGATAAAGAACTTACAGAAGAACAGAAAATACAAAGCAAAGAAAAGGCAGATAGTGCTATGGATATGGGTGTATTATCGATGAATAAAGGTGGAACAGTTCCTGGTTCTGGTAATACTGATACAGTTCCTGCGATGCTAACTCCTGGTGAGTTTGTAATGAGTAAGGGTGCAGTTCAGAAATATGGTGCTAATACTCTTGCTGGAATGAATGCTGCTGCTGGTGGAACTAATAAACCAACATTAATGGGTGGATATAGTGGTGGTGGAATGTCTAAGCAACAACAGATAATGCGACAAACTGATAGTGTTGGTACGTTTGGTGAGGCTGGTTCTAGTATATCAGTAAGACAATCAACAGTAAAAGAAAGAAAACAGCAATATGCAGATATGGGAATGCCATCTATGGAGTTGTGGGATGGTTCAGTTGTTCCCAATTTTGGTAAGATGGGTGCTGATTCATTCATGCAGGGAATACAATTGACTAGAAGTATAATGGTTGAGAATGAAGCAGACCCTGCAAAAATTGCAGAACTTGATAATTTTGTGGCAACCAATCCTTATGCTCAACCTGAGAAATTACAAAGTATGATTAACAGAGTAGTTCCAGGTTCAACAGAACAGGTGTATGGTGATATGGGTGATAGTATAACGGCAAGTGCCAGAATGAATGGGGGTGGTTTAGTTAAAGGGTTCCAAGGTGGTGGTTTAGTTCAAGGATTCCAAGGGGGTGGTCGAGTGAGAGGTAAAAGTAAGATGTATAATATAAAATCTAAGACTCCAAAGAATACTGTTGTTGCATACGAACAGGAAGTAAATAAGAATCAGCAACAAAAGACTGCACCAGCAAGTGGGGGTAATGAGATACCTTCTTTTGATGTGGCTCCGATAAGGGATCCTCTCAAAATGGTCACCTTACAAATAGTATTGTTCTGATATGGCATTAGGACTCGTAGCAAAAGGATTAATGGGTGCTGGTAAGGCAGCAAGTGGTGCGAAGATGGCAAAAAATATGT